TTATAAAAAAATTTTTGTTATAATAAAGATATGAAAGATGAGAAAAAAATAAAAGAGTTGGCAGAACAAATTTTCATTCTAGAAAAAGAGTGCCAACTCGGAAATAACATTCAAGAAAATATGAATAAGATAGAGCAACTTACTCAAACTCTTTCATTAGATGAAATGCTCGAAGTTGATACATATATAATGGAGAAAAAATTTTTGACAAAATAAAAAATTTGTGCTATAATATATGTATAAAGAAAATAAATAATATTAAAGATAAAAGGAGAAAAGAAAATTATGTTAAAACCAAATTCACGTACAGTATTTGAATTCGTTAAAGCAAATCAAGGAAAGAATATTACAGCTGCTGATATCGCAGAAGGAACAGGATTAGAAACAAAACAAGTTAATGGAATCGTTACATCTGCATTCCAAAAGAAAGGATTAATGGAAAGAATTCCTGCAGAGATAGAATTATCTGATGGTTCTCATAAAGCTATCAAATTAATTAAATTAACAGAAGCAGGTTTAGCATTTGATCCAAATGCAGAAGATAAAGCTGAATAATTTAATATAAATATGTGAACAGGGAAAGTTACCCCTGTTCTTTTTTTATGGAAAGGAAAATTTATGTGAAAATTTATAATTATATTTCTATTATTAATAATAGAATTAGTTTTATTTTACCTATATAACCAAGAAAAAAATAAAAATAAAGAAATTGCTACAATAAATCGAAAAATTCAACAAGAAAATGAACAAATAGAAAAAGAAAATGCTCAACTACTTGAAAAAAAGAATGATATGCAAAACAATATAGAAGAAAAACAAAGAGTTTTGCATGAAATTCAAGAAATATCTAGAAAAGCATTTGAACAATACGCAGATTCATTAGAAAAAGAATATGAAGAAAAAGAACAGGAATATGCTCAATCTATAAAATTATTAAATCAAAGTTATGATAATATTCAAAGCAATATTTTGGCGGAAATAGACACTATTCATAAAGATCTGGACAATATTTCTGCAACCAGGGCTGCCGCCATACAAGCTCAATTAGAAGAGGAAAAGATACAACAACAGGCGGAATACTATTCATTATCTATTGCTGATATTGATAAAAGAGAAATAAAAATTTTACAATCTATTGAAAAAGAGTTAAGAGATCCTAGGCCTATTCGTATGGTTATTTGACAAACATATTATTCTAAAAAGGCTAATGAATTAGCTTCACGTGTATTAGGTCCAAATGAAAAATGCGGAATTTATAAAATAACAAATAAAGATAATAAATTATGTTATATTGGTCAAGCTAGAAATATTAGAGAAAGATTTAGAGAACATATGAAGTGCGGACTTGGCATTGATACACCCTCTGCCAATAAATTATATCAAGCGATGTTAAAAGATGGAATTGATAATTTTACTTTTGAGCTATTAGAAGAATGTGCAGCCGCTAATCTAAATGAAAAAGAGGTATTTTATATTAACCTTTATAATTCATATGATTATGGATATAATTCAAACAGGGGAAATAAAAATAGTTAAATTGATTTATAAATAAAAAAATGATATAATAAATATAGAAAAAAGAAAAGGAGTGATAGAAAGTTATGACAATGAATGAATTTATACAAGAGTTAGATAGCATTAATATCGAAGATCAACTTAGTCAAGAGGCACAACAATTCTATATTGAATTAAAAAATAAAACTCAAAATACTTTTACAGAAAATGGAAAAAAGATTTTAATATGTATGCAACAAAATACAGATAAATATAAAATATTTAATTCTAAACAATTAGGAGAATTATTATTTATGCCACCTCGTTCTGTTGCGGGTGCTATGAAAAAATTACTTAATGAAGGATATTGTAAAAAGAATATTACCTCTCCAATTACTTATGAATTAACAACTTTGGGTAAAAATACTCAATTTGACAATTAAAAAAAAATTTGATATAATATATTTGTATAAAAATGATTAAATTATAATAAAAAGTTTGATTAAAAAGGAGAAAAAAGTAAATGAAAAAAATGATTAACACTGAAAGAGTAGAAGGAAGAGTTTATCAACATAATTTAGTTAAAAAGACAGTTCAAAATCAAGCATCTCAAAATTTTGGTAAAGAATTTATCTCAGGAAATATTGAGGTTGCAGTTGATGAAGAAGGAATGGTTATTATTCCAGTTCATTTTACATATGTTGTTGAACAAACTAATAACGGAAATAAGAATGCAACTTATACTAATTTAGATAGAATTATTAATGGTGGAAAAACTTGGATTACAGATGGAAAAGATGAAGCTTTAAAAGTTAGAATTGATACAGCTTTAGCATTAAATGATTTTTACACTCAAGATGATAGATTAGTATCTACAAAAGTAAATGAAGGTGGCTTTGTTTCAATTATATCTGAACTAGGTCCAGACAATGAAAGAAATACTTTCACAGAAGATATGTTAATTACAAATGTAGTTAGAGTAGAAGCTGATCCAGAAAAAAATATAGATAAAGATTACGTTGTTGTAAAAGGAGCAGTATTTAATTTTAGAAATGCATTACTTCCAGTAGATTTCATAGTAAAAAATGAAGAAGGAATGGGATATTTTGAAGATTTAAATGCATCAGCTAATGAACCTGTATTTACAAAAGTTTGGGGTAGAATTAATTGTGGTTCTATTTCAAATGAAGTAAAAGAAGAAACTGCATTTGGAGAAGAAGCAGTTAGAACTTATGAAAGAAAAATTAGAGAATGGATTATTACAGGAACTGCTAAAGTAGCATATGATTTTGGAGATGAAACTGTTTTAACAGCAGCCGAAGTTCAAAAGGCAATGCAAGATAGAGAATTAATGTTAGCAGATACAAAGAAGCGTAGTGATGAATATAAAGCTCAAAGAGCTGCTGGAACAACACCTGTATCTACTTCTACTACAAATACAGTAGTTGCTAATAAAGGAACATTTAATTTTTAATCGAATATATATTTTAGGAGGGAGAAGTAACCTCCCTCTCTTTATTTAATTTAATTATAAAGGAGAAATATTAATATGCCAATTGATTTACAAAAACTACAACCTCATAAAATTAGTAGAGATCTAAGTGGATATATAACATATATATATGGCGCTCCTAAAATTGGTAAAACTACATTAGGAGCACAAATGCCAAAACCTTTATTACTTGCTTTTGAACGTGGATATAATGCAATAGAAGGAATTCTTGCTCAAGATATTACATCTTGGTCTGAAGTTAAACAAGTAGTAAGAGAATTGAAAAAACCAGAAAATAAAGAAAGTTTTTCAACAATTATTATAGATACAGTAGATGTTGCCGCAATTTATTGTGAAAAATATATTTGTGGACAAAATGGCGTTAACGCATTGGGAGAAATTCCTTATGGTCAAGGTTGGACACTACTTAAAAAAGAATTTGAAGAAGTATTTAGAACTATCGCACAATTAGGGTATGCAGTTTATTTTATTGCTCATTATAAAGAGGGTAGCTTTAAGAAAACTGATGGAACTGAATATTCTATTATTAGACCATCTGTATCAGATACATATAATAGAATTATTGAGAATATGGCAGATATCTATGGATATATGTACGCTGATACAACAGATGGAGTATCAACAAGAAAAATTAGACTTCGTTCTCAAGATGGCTCAGTAATGTGCGGTTGTCGATTTAAATATATAGCCGAAGAAGTAGCTGCAGACTACAACTCACTTGTTAAAGCTTTAAATGATGCTATTGATATTGTGGCTAAAGAAAAAGGCAGTAATGCAGTTACAAATGAAAAAAATAATTTTAAAATTGAAGAATTAGATTTTGATGTTGTTAAAGCTAAATTTGAAGAGATTGTTACAAAAATAATTAACTCACATTCAGAAAAAGAAATGGAAGAGGTATGGACACCAAAAATTACCCAAATAACTGAAAGATATCTAGGTAAAGGTAAAAAAGCTAGTCAATGTACAAGAGACCAAGTTGAGCAATTGAATTTAGTAACACTTGATTTAGAAGATTTAATAAAATAAGATAAAAGGAGAAGATATCTAGGTATAAAACATATCTTCTCCTTTTGATTTTTTATTAAAAAAATGATATAATAGAATAGAAGAAGGTGTTGAATTATGGCAAGTCATTTTGTTATCTGTAAATATTGCGGCTGCCGCTTTGATAGAGATGCAGAACCTTTTGTAGAGGTTGGAGCCCGAAGATATGCACATAAAAGTTGCGCTGAAAAAGTAGATGCAGCAATTCCGCAAGATGAAAAAGATTATAACAATTTAGAAAAATATATAAAAAAATTATTTAATATGAAAAATATAAATGCAAAAACAAAAAAACAAATAAGAGATTTTAGAGAAGAATATGGTTATAGTTATTCTGGAATGTTAAAAACATTATACTGATGATATGAAATTCAAGACCATACAACAGAGCTAGCTCAAAATGGAATTGGCATTATTCCATATATTTATGATGATGCTGAAAAATATTATTATACATTATATTTAGCAAAATTAGTCAACGACAATGTTGGAGAGTATAAACCAAAAATTGAAGAAATAGAAATTGCATCTCCTCGTGTTTACACAAATCCAACAAAATTATTTAAAATAGATGATGAAGAATAAATAGGAGGGTGTAATGGCAAAATATGCAGATTTATCAGCAACTATTCAAGTAATAGGATGTATATATCAAAATCCAACGTTGTTAGATGATGAAAAATATTTTTTTAATGAAGATGATTTTACAGAGGATTTTCACAAAATATTGTTTGGTTCTATTTATAATCTTCATGCTCTTGGCGCAAAAAGTGTTAATATAAATACAATAGAAGATTATCTAAAAGATAGACCTAAAAGTTTAGCTACGTATAAAGCTAATAAAGGAGCAGAATACTTACAAAAAATATCTGAAAACATTCAATTATCTACTTTTGATTATTATTATCAAAGAATGAAAAAGATGACATTACTGAGAATGTATAGTAATGCGGGAATGGATTTATCTTGATTATATGATGTTGACAATATTTTAGATACAAAGAAAAAACAGGTTCAAGAAGATTGGTTAGATAATTCTTCTCTTGATTCAATAGCAGATATAATAGATAAAAAAATTACAGAAATTAGAATGAAATATGTAGATGATTCAAATGAAGATTTTGTTCAAGCTGGAGAAAGAATGACAGAATTAATTGAAAGTCTACAAAAGAGACCTGAAGTTGGATACCCAATGTATGGACCTCTTGTTAATACAATTACACGTGGTGCTCGTCTAAAGAAATTTTATTTACGTTCTGCGGCAACCGGTGTTGGAAAGACTCGTAGTATGATTGCCGATGCTTGCTCTATAGCTTGTGATAAGATATATGATTCAGATTTAGGTAAGTGAATAGAAAATGGAACAAAAGAACCAACTATGTTCATTACAACTGAACAAGAAGTAGATGAAATTCAAACTATGATGCTAGCATTTTTATCAGATGTAAATGAAAACCATATAATATATAATGCTTATGAAGTAGGAGAATTAGAAAGAGTTATATATGCGGCTGAGCTTATAAAAAAGTGTCCATTATATATAAAAAGATTACCAGATTTTTCAATGAAAGATATTGAAAATACTATTAAATTTGGAATACATGAATGGGATGTTAGATATATATTTTTTGATTATTTACATACATCAATGAAAATTTTAAGTGAAGTAACTTCTAAAACTGGCATAAAAGGATTAAGAGAAGATAATGTTCTTTTTATGATTTCAATTAAATTAAAAGATATATGTAATGAATATGGAGTATTTATTCTGACTGCAACGCAACTTAATGCCGATTATACAACGGCACAACAATATGACCAAAATTTATTAAGAGGTGCAAAGTCAATAGCAGATAAAATAGATTTGGGAATGATTATGCTTAAAACAAGTAAAGAAGATAAAGAAGCCCTAAGAGAAGTTATTAATAGATTTAAATTTGAAGAGCCAGCTATTAAAATTTCTGTATATAAAAATCGTAGAGGACAATATAAAGATATTTTGTTATGGTGTAAAGCAAATCAAGCAACCTGTAGAGTAATTCCAATGTTTGCGACAGATTATAATTATCAATTAGTTGATTTACCAGATTTAAAAATAAATATAAATCCAAAATTACAAGCTTCTGCCTTTTAATTTTTATTTGATTATATTTATAAATAATGATATAATTGAACAGAAGAGGTGAATGATGTGGATAATTTAAAAGAATGGTCAGAAAATATTAAAAATAGTTTAACGATAGAGCAAGTAAAAGATTTATTATATGCATTGGGCGGGGATCCAGTTATTAAAGGAGATTTAATTACCGCTAGAACCATTTGTCATCGGTGGTCATAGTCATAAATTATATTATTATGATAATACTAAATTATTTAGATGTTATACCGAATGTAGTGATACCTTTGATATATATGACTTTATTATAAAAAATAAAAAAGTTGAAAATATTGAATTTAATTTATATCAAGCTATTCAATTTGTAATTACTTTTTTTAATTTAACAATTTCAAATGAAAATTTTGTTTTTAATAATGAAAGATTAAGTGATTGACAAATTTTAAATAAATATGAAGAAAATAACTCTCAAGAAAAACAAGAAAAAATAATTGACTTTAAATATTATGATGAAAAAATTTTAAAATATTTGCCAAAGCCAAAAATTCCTATGTGAATTAATGAAGGTATTACTCAAGAAGCAATGGATAATTCTAATATTAGTTTTGATCCCGTTTCTTGAGGAATCGTAATTCCACATTATAATATAGATGGAAAACTTATTGGTAT